CATTTACAATCAAAGAGCCACAGCACACATCGAATCTCGAAAACAGCCAGGTGATATGATACTGTGTTTTTATGGACTGGCTAACAAAGCCACTACAGAAGCACACAGTGACCTCAAAATTGTAGAACCCAGCATAGGCTATCCTCCCGATACTGTGTTCAGTCCCTATAGAGCATTTGTCAGTTATAGCCAGATGCACTATTATTATGGTGTACACGGCAAACTATTAAGCCCCAGCTGGTTTGACACAGTCATACATAATGCATTTACGCCCAGCGAATTTGAATTCAGCGCAGAAAAAGATGATTATTTTGTTTATCTAGGTCGTGTGAACTTTGACAAAGGCATTGACCTTTGCATACAAGTCACTGAACGAATTGGTAAGAAGTTAAAGATTGCAGGGCCTGCAGACACACTAGCACATTTGGGCTATAGTCGCATACCGGATCACGTGGAACTTCTAGGCTATGTCGGGCCCGAACAGCGCAGTAAGTTATTAAGTCGAGCACAGTGCTTGATGGCACCCACTCACTACATTGAACCATTTGGTAACATTGTAGCCGAAGCACAGTTCTGTGGCACTCCGGTTATTACCACTGATTGGGGTGGATTTGTAGACAGTGTAGTACCGGGAGTAACTGGATATCGTTGTAAAGATTTTACTAGCTTTGTCGAAGCAGCTCGGGTAGTACACGAACTTGATCCAAAAGTTTGCCGTAGTTGGGCTGAACAGAACTTCAGCGATCAAGTCATTCACGACAAATTTGATACGTGGTTAAAGAAAATACACAAGAACGATTTTTATGCATAAAATTTACAGTAAACTCAATCCTGAAAAACATCTACACACAGTTTTTCGTTACGACGAAATCAGCGGACGTAATGAAGTAGCCGACGAACATCAGTTCTTACAACTTGCTACATTGCGTATGGAAAAAGGCAAAACATTTCGCCCACACCAGCACATTTGGAAACCTACTCCTGTTGAGCAAATTATTGCACAAGAGTCTTGGGTGGTTATCAAAGGCAGTGTAGAAGTCAGCTTTTACGACACCGACGGTGCGCTATTGGAAAAACAAGTCATTAATCAAGGTGATTGCTCAATGACATTTGAAGGTGGGCATACATATTTGATTCTCGAGGACGATACAGTGGTCTACGAATACAAAACTGGCCCATATCAAGGCCAAGCAATGGACAAAGTATTTCTATGATCAAAGGCGATGATGTTTTTATTAGCACCATGGTAGACATTCGTCGACCTGAGCTAGTTAGCATTGGTAATCATGTTGCTATCGACAGTTTCTTCTATTGCACTACAGAACTGAAGATAGGCGACTATGTGCATATTAGTCCACACGTTGCAGTAATTGGAGGCAAGAAGACTGCATTGTATGTAGAAGACTTTTGCTTTTTAAGTGTAGGATCAAAATACATTTGCGGCAGCGAACAATTTAACGGCAGCGGTTTAATTGGCCCACTAATTCCCGCAGAGTATCAGGACACGCAAGACTTATTGCCTATTACACTTAAACGGTTTAGTGGAGCATTGGCTAACAGTGTAGTGCTACCCGGAGTTACCATGGCAGAAGGAAGTGTACTCGGTGCAAACAGCTTGCTCAAAGAAGATACAGAACCCTGGACAGTGTATGCTGGCAACCCAGCACGTCCAATCCGAAAACGCAGTATGTACAAAGCATACGAATACGCAGAGAAACTAGGATACAAATATTAATGACTAAATTTAACAGTTGGCCCAGTGGCAAATTACCAAAAGAATTTCAGCGCCCTGAACTTGATGCAGTAAAACAACTAGGATATCAATGGAACGATCCCAGAGATGTTGTGGGAATCTTTGAACGCAAAGTAGCAGAATTTGCAGGTGCAAAATATGGAGTAAGTGTAGACTGTTGTACTCATGGAGTGTTTTTAAGTTTGAAATATTTAAATGCACAAGGGCCAGTCGAAATACCTAAACACACATATCAAAGTATTACCATGCATATTAAACATGCTGGTTGCCATCCTACGTTTAGAGATGAACAGTGGAGTGGTGCATATCAATTGAAACCTTATCCAGTATGGGATGCTGCTACACGCTGGCGTAAAGGTATGTACCTTGGAGGTATGCACGTAGTAAGTTTTCAAATTAAAAAGCGTATACCCATTGGCCGCGGCGGAATGATTCTCACAGATGATAAACAAGCGTATGATTGGTTATGCAAAGCAAGATATGATGGGAGAGATCTTGACGTCAGCCAATGGGACGACGATGCAGACATATGTGGTTGGCATATGTATATGACTCCCGAAGATGCTGCTCGTGGTATTATTCTGATGGATCAAGTGCCTGATGATACTCCTGATTGTGGCGGCTGGGAAAATTATGCAGATTTAAGTAAAAAGAAATTGTGGAAAGAATAAAATGAAAAAGAAAGCATTGATCACAGGCATTAATGGCCAAGATGGTAGTTATCTGTCAGAATATTTGTTAAGCTTGGGCTATGATGTATATGGCATTGTTCGTAGACACAGTGTTCCTGAAGGCCAAAGTTCGAGACTAGAGCATATCAATGATAAGATCACACGCATCTACGGAGATCTCACTGATGAAATGAGTATTGCTAATGTAGTAAATCAAGTTAAACCTGATGAAATTTATAATCTGGGTGCAATGAGTCATGTGCGGATTAGTTTTGATATGCCTGCATTTACCATCAAAACTAATAGTTTAGGTGTTCTTAATATGCTAGAAGCATACAGACAGTTTGCACCCAGTGCTAAATTTTATCAAGCCAGTTCCAGCGAGATGTTTGGAAACAGTATTGATGCAGATGGCGTACAAAGATTAACTACACCAATGACTCCGGTTAGTCCGTACGGTTGCAGTAAGGTCATGGGATTTAATTTAACCAGACATTATCGCGATGCTTATAAATTACATGCCTGTAATGGTATTTTGTTTAACCATGAGAGTCCACGTCGCGGTACAAATTTTGTCACAAACAAAGTTGTAAAAACAGCAGTGGAAATTAAAAAGGGACTAGTAGATAAATTAGAATTGGGAAATCTAGACAGTAGTAGAGATTGGGGACATAGCTATGATTATGTACGAGCCATGCACCTACTATTAACTCACGATGTTCCCAAAGACTGGGTAGTGGCTACAGGTCAGAGCCATACTGTGCGAGACCTGTGCAAATATGTGTTTGAAAGTCTTGATATGAATTATGAAAACTATGTAGTTCAAAATCAAAAATTTCTAAGACCCGAGGAATTAAAATTCCTTAAAGGTGACAGCGCACCGATTCGCAATGAGCTAAGTTGGAAACCTGTTTATACCTTTGAGTCAATGTTGGATGAAATGATTGCACACTGGATGAAAGAAATTAAATGAATAATCATATCTATGTAATGCCTGGCGGCGGTCCGTTCAGTAGATTTTTGCAATGCGGAGTAATACCATTGGCGGATATTGATTTTGACAGTGTATTTTTAACACTAAGTCCTTTTGAAGAAAATACTAATAATGATGAGTATCTCGAAGAGGCAGTGGGACACATAATCAAAAATAGATCTGCAATGCAGGCCTACGGAATTGAAAGACCTTATGATCATATTATGGGTTACGTCTTAGATCAAAAAACAGACATGACCTACGAGTACAAAGGATTCCTGCCAATCGGAAAAATGTACATGAAAGACGATCCTATAGAAGATAGTAGTCGATTGTCGGAATATAAACGTGTAATGAATAAAATTCACATTAACAATGAAATCACTACTAAAGTAGATAACTTATGTAAGTTAGTTAATATTAATTCTCGTACATTGGGTGTGCATGTAAGAATGACTACCATGGCTGTGCATACTAATTATAATCCAATAACACACGAAGATTATTGTAACACCATTGATAAACAATTGTCCACTGGCGACTGGGACGGCCTTTACGTTGCCACAGACAATGTAGAGTCTTTGGTTAAAATGGAACAACGATACGGAAATATAATTAGATATTATCCAAATTTATGGAGATTACCCACAGAACAAATCACAGAACGCTGGCAATGGTCCTGGGAGTATGAAGCGTTTTTCTATAAAAGATTCTGGCAAGAGAGTTTTATGGAAGCAATGACTTTGGCACGATGCGGCGGCATGATATGTAGGGACAGTAATTTTAGCAATGCTGCGGTAGTTTTCAGTAATTCATTAAAACGTATAGTACATCTATGAAACACGCATTTTTTGTAACAAGCAGTATTGAATTAGATCCAACTAAATCTTTTAAAGGTGTGCCTAAGAGAACAGTGTTTGGCACCAGCGAAAGGCTTGAGCAAACTATTGCAACTTTACAAAATTTAAAAACAAAAGATCCAACAGCTCCGATTTATTTTATCGATTCTAGTAAATCTTACTTTAAAGAATTAGACGACCTAGGCCTAATAGATTTTAATTATATTAGCTTAGAAAAAATTAATCCAGTGATAGCAGAAACGGTAAGAACCTATACTAGTAAATCGTACTGTGAATGTCTAATGATTTTAGAATTTTTTAAACATTTTAAAAAAGACTTAACAAACTTTGATTTTATTACTAAGATTTGTGGTAGATATACTTTAGGAGATGATTACAACGTCTCTGTTTTTAAACCATGGCTCAAAGATAAATTTTTTATGAAAAAAGAATTAGTATGGGCCGACGAGCATATTAACTTTTTAAGCGAACAAGCATTGCCTAGAGATTTATTAGTAGACAATAAATTATACGGATTTTATACTGTGGCTCACGCATTTGGTACTAATAGATTAGATCATTATGAAGCAATAATGGCAGCCAGTGCTCAAATGCAAATGGAACACGGCAAGTATTATCATCAAGACGTAGAATATACATTACATTTGTATATCAGATTATTTAATTTAATGAAAGATGTGGAAATAGTTGACTGGACTGTAGATGGCAGGTGCGGAGTCACAGGAGATTGGGTGAGGTATTAATGCATAAAATTACACAAATTGGTTATATGCCTGGTTATGGCTTATATGATAATCAAACTTTTACACAACTGTTTGATAAAAGAGTGTCTATTAATATAGACAATGTGGATATCATTGAAGAAGCAGATTTTAGAGTTTTGCTACAAAGCGAACCGCCAAACTTGTACATTGCATTTGCGGGAATGGTACAAGAAAATGCTGACAAATTTGATTTAATATTAACTTATGATGATAGGCTACTGTCACTGCCTAATGCAAAAGAGTTTTGTGCAGTGGGATCATGGATCCCAGATAACTTGATATTAGACAAACAAAATGAAATTAGTTTTTTAATGAGCAGCAAAATAAACGGAGATGCTTATCACATGCGTTTTCGAATCATGCGAAAATTAGAAAAATTAACCGACAATAAATTTAAAAAATTCGATGTAAATTGGTATCGCAGCCCTCCTCGAGTACCATCAAAAGATAAGTTTTTTAATAGAGCAAAGTTTAATATTGCCTGCGAAAATCAAATTATGACCAATATGTTTACCGAAAAATTATTGGACTGTTTTAAAACTTATACGGTTCCTATTTACTATGGATGTAAAAATATAGAAAAGTATTTTAATCCAAAGGGCATTTTAAAATTTGATACATTTGAAGAATTAGAAAAAATTTTAGATAATTTGGAACCTGAAATGTACGATGAAATGAAACCGTACATGGAAGAAAATTATCAATTAGCTAAACCATTTTGGGAAAAGAGCATCTATCAACGAATAGAAAATGAAATAGAAAAAAGTATGGAGCTTGATCTTGTTCAACATGACAATTTTTTACATTCAATTATCCTCGAATAAGTACAATACATGAAAACTAATCTAATAATAACAGACAATTTTTACGGCGATCCCGACATTGTCAGACAATTTGCACTAAGCCAGGTTTTTGATGTAAAGGGAAATTACCCAGGCGCTCGTACTAGAAGTTTTCTCACGGCAGAACTTAAAGAATCTATTCAGACTATAATTTGGAATGCCGGTGGGGAAGTTAATAACTGGTTTGAAAAAGATGGGTATACCGGATCATTTCAATTGACTACAGCAGAAGACAGAAGCTGGATCCACACTGATCATTTCAATAAATGGGCAGGTGTATTATATTTGACTCCTGATGCTCCTGTAACGTCAGGCACTGGTCTTTTTATGTATAAAAAGAATAATGCAACCACAGCCGCTGAAATGGGAGATGAATCATATGATTCTCAGGATATGACTAAATGGCACAAATACGATGTTATCGCTAATAGATACAATCGTTTAGTGCTATATCGCGGAGATTTGTTTCATAGTAGCTTAGACTATTTTGGCAGTACATCTCAAGACTGTCGCCTTTTTCAATTGTTTTTCTTTGATACGGTTTATTAATATGAGAACAAATACCATTGTTGTTGATAGTTTTTACAGTAATCCAGATGGGGTTAGAGCTTTTGCGTTGAGTCAAGAATTCGCTCAAAGGGAAAACTACCCAGGGATTAGAACTAAATCTTTTTTAAATCAAAGTACAAAAGACTGTATAGCATCTATAATTAGAAATGCAGGCGGCAATGTACTAAATTGGAATGAACAAGACGGACTAACTGGAAGTTTTGAACTGGCCATGTCCCGGGACCGTAGTTGGATTCATACGGATCATTATAATACCTGGGCCGGTGTGTGTTATTTGACCCCCGATGCTCCTTTAACAGGCGGCACAGGATTTTTTAAATATAAAAAAACAAATTCTTTTCTTGCTTCGGAATTAGAAACATACGAGTCTCAGGATTATACTAAGTGGGAACTATGCGATAGCATTGCTAACAGATACAATAGATTGGTATTATACCGTAGCGATCAGTTTCATACAAGTTTAGATTATTTCGGTAATACAATGGAAACAGGTAGATTGTTTCAACTATTTTTTATAACAACAGAATTTTAAAGGTCGCACATGATTCACCGGCACAGCAATTTTTTAGATCAGGACGTATTGGAAGCACTAAGAAAAAAGTACGAAACTAGTCGCGGTCAAGCAGTTTTTGAAGTAAATCATATGGGCCGATGGGGCAAAGGTCTCGAAGCAGGTTCTTATGCACCTGTACTAATTTTGCCTATTCCAGAATATAGAGATTATCTAATAGAAAAATATCAAGCTTTAGATCCTAGATTTAAAGATTATCCTAATTTGACATGCTTTATGCATGTTTGGCTCCCGGGAAGCCAGATAACATTTCATCATGATGCAAGTGATGATAATCCAAGACTTAGTAGCACTATATACCTTAATGAAACATGGAATTGGAACTGGGGCGGATTATTTTTGTACGATCATCCAGAAATGGGACAGGGGTGGATATTCCCTCACGGAAATACAATGATGTGGTTTGAGCCTCCCATTTATCATGCTACTAGTATGATTAGCTCTAATGCTGAATACCCAAGATTAAGTATACAATTATTCTTTAACAAATACTAATATGAACTTAGACCATTGGTTTCCGTCAGTTGTTGGCCGAGAAGAACACATGGAGTGGGTTGACCCTATGATTGCTGCCATGGACAGGCAATTCCAAAAAGGGGTCAACGAAAACTTTTATTTTAACGGGCAGACTACTTACGGCACTAATAACTTAATGGAAGAGCCAGACTTTGTACAATTTGGCAAATTTATCAAGCAGCGAGCCTGCGAATTCCTAGAATTGCAAGGATATGATAGTAGTAGAGTGCCATGGCGACCATATCTGTTTGCAAACAGTTTTCTAAAAGGCAGCAGTCATCCCAAGCATTTACATAGTCAATGTTCTGTGAGTGGTATCTTTTATCTTAAAACTCCGCCCGGCAGTAGTAATATTACTTTTTACCCCAATCAACATTTTAAAGACTTTTTTGATTATATGTTTATGATCAAAGATCCCAATAATTGGTACAGTCTTCCTAAAACAGAATATACACCTTATCCAGGATTACTATTACTGTGGCCGTCTTGGTTGTATCACGAAGTTATGCCAAACGATAGTCAAACACCTAGAACCAGCTTGGTGTTTAATCTTTGATTTTCTCGTGAGTTTGAATTTTATTTCTAATTTTTTCAAACTTAAGAGTTCTTAGTACTCCAGGGTGCAATGGACTGGGGCTGTGTTCTATAGGCACCCAGCAATAACCTATGTGTTCATGATTAAGTGATGGTATAAATTCTTCTTCTACTTTAATTAAAAAAGTATGATATACAAATTTATTATTGTTGCTGGTATACTTTTCAATAGGTAAGATTTTAGCACCTTGTATCTCACCGCCTAATTCTTCTTTAATCTCTCTTAATAATCCTTGTTCTATGGTTTCTCCTGGCTCAATTTTACCACCAGCCAAGCCCCATGTCCCTGGAAATTTTCCTGAACTTCTTAATAAGAACAGATACCTATTAGTTGACGAACAAACTATTATTGCTCCGCATCCTTGATTTAGATGGTTATTTGCCATTTTCCTGCAGAATAAAATCCCTCATAACTTTTTGACCAATTGCTGCCATTCCATCGATATTGAATATTAGTGGTTAAATTTGTAACATATTGGGTCTGTGTTTCGTATCGGTGATCAAATTCAACTGCCCAATGACTACCGTTAAATTCTATTATATCATTAGCATACGCTTCTAGTGGGGTGTTGTCTATACCTAACCAATTATATAAAGGTTGAGCACCTACGCTGGTAACATAATCATTCACCAATAAGTATCTTGTACCTGTAGCTAAATCTTGAAGATCTTTATTAGGTCTGCTGGCCAATGGATCTATAATCGCATTTACTGGGGATAATGTATTAACAGGGATAGTGTCAATATCCGGAGTCCATAATAAGGCAGTGTCGTCTGCTGGATTATAAGCTACAGTACCTACAATATTGTTTCCGTCTTCGAGTTCAAATGCAATAGTGCTGGTGCCATTGGTAAGATTTCCATATACATTTATTAAATCTCTCCAAGGTTCACTCGAGCCTAATTTCTGAGTAACTGGTGTAAATGCAATTCGATCTCCAGTATTTCCTACAACTGTGTTACTAGTAAAAATTCGATCTCCGCTAACAGATAAAACCACACAATTTGTTACAGGACGAATGGTAGTAACAGCATTGGATTGAATAGAAACAGAACTAACTATCATTTTTTCTTCAACACCGTCAGAGTCTGACACATATACTGATGTGCCATTTACGTTACCTGTTAGTTCTTTTATTATTTGCTGCCCGAAATTGTCCTGAACGTGTTGATTGTATTTTACTAGTCTTATCTCATTGCCTAATAGGATTGTGCCATACTGTAACGGAGTAAAGGTCTGCCTACTCATTAAATTTGATTCGTTATAAATTGCTTCATCGATATTTCCGTTGGCGTCGAAAATACTAGCAATAATTTTTTGTACAACTCCTAATTTTTTGACTAAAGCAGGAGCACTAATAAAAATTGGTAATTCAAAAGTTAATGTCGCAACATCTATGGGGGTATCAGTGCCAACTGGAACTGTTCTTGAGCTCCATTGTACACTGGTCAGCAAAACATAACTTAAACTAGTCCAGTCTATGTAATTGTCAGTACTTTGTATTTCTAATGCAGGGTTGAACAGAATAGTCAGCTGTTCTAATAGTTGCAATTTTTGTTCGGTATTACTGGTCCAAATATCTAATTTAAGAGTTAACAGATATGGAACTGGCATAAGTCTTTCGACTGTGAGAACATCTCCTTGGGTAGTAGAATATTCTCCTGTGTTAGCATCATAATATCTTTCTCGTAGATTCAATTTTCCTACATACGTTGGATTTTGAACTCTGGATCTATCGTAAGTTAAATTATCAACATAAACAGCCATGGCAGGAACGGCGTGAAGTATGTTTTCGCTATTTTGTTGTATAATGCTGGCTACTTGTCTACTGCTATCACCATATACCACAGGAACTCGTTGATATGCAATGATACCTTGTCGATCTTTGCCAAATTCGACTTGGAAATTAGACACCATACGAATGAACTGAATTATATATCTTCGTATCTGTTGATCATAAAAAAATTGTTGTAGGGCCATTAATTGTCTGCCTTGGGTGTTAGTGCTTTACTAAGCGATTGTCTAGTAGGTAATGTCTGACCTTCCTTAGTTGTAAATGTGGTTGTATTATTTACAAATACACTACGTTGTGTTTGATTATTTGGGCCAGGAGTTAGACTTGTTCTTACACTGTCTTCAATTTTAATCCATCTAGTGCCATTGTATCTAAACAACCTATTAGGTACGTAATCTGTGCGTAAAGCATAGTCCCCGATTGTGGGACTGTTTGGAAAAGAGGTACCAACAGTAACAGGCCAGCCGTTAGGGGTGCTACCATCGCCTCCCAAATATGCAGGTATGTCTGTGTCCGGAGTCGTTGCTTGAACTGACGCAAAATTTAAAGAAGAATCAACGGTCATTGTGGATATATCTACTTGTACGCCAGTAGGATCCCCTGGACTTCCGTCAGGATTAATCGGTTCTATGTATAAATTATCAGTGTCTGTTCCGCTTTTAGGAACATCAATTTCTGCTTGTTCAATGATTGCATCATTGATATTAATTAATTTGTCCAGTGTACTTAAATAATTTCCAACAGGAGTAGCATTTGCATCATTGCCTGTAAGCTGATTTAGTATATCTTTATATTCTTGACTGTCTACTAGCGGAGTTAATTTAACTCGCCATAGATGCGGCCACCACGTTTGACTAAATCCTTCGGCGGCAAAACTAGCATCTTGTACTACATAATACCTTTTTAACACAGCCGGAATGTCAGCATTAAGTGGGTAATAATCTTTTTTATGTTGAAGTTCTAATACATCACCTGACATTATTTTTCTACCCAGTGCTGCTACCGTATCATTTAAATGAAACGTCATATAGATAGTATCTGCACTTAAAAAAATACCAAATTGTTTTAAATCAAAATCATTATCATTAACATTATAAACACCCCGAAGAGTATAGACGGAAGTCTCATATTTTCGATCCCTGTTTTCTAAAAATAACAAATCTTGAATATTTAAGGCACTTTGATTTTGATAAACAGGTTGAGTGCCATCTTTCCAAAAAATGTTAACTGGTTGCCCTGAGCTAATAGTTGATGTGACATTAGACGAAAGTGTCACGGTATTCACTGCGGAATTTGTACTAAAAATTACAGTGTTAGCGGAAATTCCAATTCCGCTTACAGTTTGTCCTACTTCAAAAGTAGCAACATTGGAAAAGTATAAAGTACGGCCAGAAACGGTGGAATTCGAAGTTGCATACGAATTTGCTTGGGTATTCGTCCCCACATACTTGTGCAACAGAATACCGGTTCCGCCAACTGTAAATTGTTCACTTATAACTTTATCGAAAAAGTTGTAGTCATTGGTGTGGTTTTCACGCCACATGCTTAGTCTAGGCATTTTTAATTCCGTTTATTGTATATTTATGGTTAAGTTGACACAAAAACCCATTTCATGTATAATTAAAAAATGGACTATCAACAGCCAGAGTTGTTAAATCGATTAAGTGTATGCGATAAAATAGTTCGCTCTTATCCTTTTGGACAGACAAAACGGGATCTTACAAAAATGTATACCAACGTTATGTCATTAAATAACGAAAGGGACAAGGCTCTAGTAGAATGCCGTCGAGTGGGGAAAACCACCAGTGAATACGAAAAGAAGCAGTCGGAATTAGAACTAGCATTGACAAATTTAGAAAGCTATATAACTATGGCAATTTTAATTAAACCGGAGTAAAAAATGGCAATTGTTGCTGGAATTAAGGTTAAAAAGAAAGAAGTTAAAGTTCGTAATCCGCTATTTGCGGATGAAAAATATACAGGTCCTGAGCCAGAATGGCCTTCAGAGTCTGTGAATTGGCCCGACGATCAATTTGATAATCGTTTGCGTCGAAGTTTTTACTACTACAATTATTTTTACAATCAAAAAGATTGTAAAAAATATGTCACTGAATGGATGAAATCTGTTGGTACATGGGATAAAGAACAAATTAAAGCTTTCGACCGTGCTGGCGATCGTAGTGTGCCCATGACTGCTTGCAGTCTAGTCATGGCCCATAAAGTCGGGATGACTCTAAGGGAAAGACACCTTACATATCTGACTAATTCTATCAATGAAGCTATCCGTGACGCCGAGCCAGAAAAAATTGAAGTTGTGGCTACAAAAGTAGCTGAACCCTATAAACCAACAATTCAAGATAGACTTGCAGAAAAAACAAGTGAACTAATTGGCGAACTTGAAGGCTACTACGACGAAATTGATCAGACTAATGTAAAATTTTATGACTGGCTAGTCAATAATAATGTAGTACAAAGTCAATTGGTGAAGTATGAAAATCTTTTTCAAACGCGAAAAGACGAACTTGAAAATGCAAGGCAAAAAACTGATCCTCAATTGGTTGAAGGTTACAGTCATTATAAAGTCGCAGATTTTAAAAAACGTATTAAATGGATTGAAGATCTATTGGCCGCAATTGAACAATATCGCGGTGTAAAAAAGGCAACGAAAAAAGCAAGGGTTAAAAAAGCCCCTAGCAAAGAAAAAGTCATTTCAAAACTCAAATACGCAAAAGAAGATAAACTCTTAAAGATTGTGTCCATTAATCCTGCAGATATTGTTGGCTCAGCGGAACTGTGGATTTATAATAATAAAACTAGAAAACTTGGAAAATACGTGGCTGCTTCATATCAAACGTTGTCAGTCAAAGGGACTACTATAATTGGATTTGATGCAGATAAATCTGTGAGCAAGACTCTAAGAAAACCCGAGGAACAACTTAAAGAGTTTGCAAAAGCCGGCAAAATAGCACTGCGAACTTTTATGAAAGATATCAAAGCAGTGGAAACCAAACTCAATGGTAGAATTGGCATAGATATACTGCTGTTAAAAGCCAGTTAATTTCATAATGTATCCTTGAGTCCTGTTAGCTAAATATTGCTAACAGGACTATTTTTATGACCGATGTTGTAATACAACCAGATTTAAAAGGGGATCTTAGTTTAAGAACTAAAAACTTAGGCGGCCCCGGCTTTATTAGCCAAGAAAGTGCCATGGCAGTAAATGAGCAAATTCAGACATTAGCTCAGTTACGCAACGAAATGATTGACTATATAAGGCTTCGTTTAGGCGATCAAATAGTTGATGTAGAATTAGACAAAGAACATTACGATCTTGCTATTAAACAAGCACTTACAAAATACAGACAAAAAGCACAAAACAGTGTAGAAGAAAGTTATGCATTCCTGGATTTAATTCCAAACGTTCAAGAATACATTCTTCCAAATAATATTATGGAAGTCAGGCAGATTTTTAGACGGGGTATAGGCAGTACAACCGGAACTACAGCTAGTCAATTTGAGCCGTTTGCATCGGGCTACTTAAACACTTATATGTTGGTAGCTGGTCGTGTTGGCGGACTGACAAATTACGAATTATTTGCACAGTACCAAGAATTAGCAATGATGATGTTTGGGGGATATATTAACTATACCTGGAACAAAGTCACCAAAAAGCTTACATTAGTAAGAAAAATTCCGTATGACGACGGCACCGTAGTTAATCTTAATTCTTTGGTAGCAGTGGGCGCTGAAATACAAATAGTTCTTCAGAGACCACAAACCCAACTTAAGATTGGGGATAGTGTTTATATTCAAAAATGTCCCGTTCAAGGATATAACTCGCAGTATCGAATACAGACAATTAATCCAGCTGGGACACAAATTACAGTTTTGGCAAATCAAACTCTGGGGGCTACCAGCGTTACAGGAACTGACTTACAAAAAACTCAGTTTATGATACCAAATTTAGACCCTGAAAATGATAATTTTGAAGGTGTTCTTCTTTGGATTTACAATTATAAACCGGACAGTATGCTATTAAGTGATCCACAAGTTTACCCCTGGTTACAGGAATATTCTTTAGCATTTTGTAAAAGTATATTAGGACAAGCTAGAGGAAAATTTGCTAGTATTGCAGGACCACAGTCGGGCACTCAGTTGAATGGAGCAGCATTATTGGCAGAAGCTCAAGCCGAAATGGAACAGTTAGAAAAAGATTTGGCAAATTATGTTGATGGATCAGAACCGTTGACATGGGTCATAGGTTAATGTAAAATAAGGACTCCTGGGAGTCCTTTTTTATGATTATTGGTATTTGTGGTCTTATTGGTGCAGGCAAAGACACTGCCGCAGATTATTTGGTAAATTTTTATGGCTTTCGACGAGATAGCTTTGCAGCTACTCTTAAAGATGCAGTAGCATCAGTGTTTGGGTGGGACAGAGAGTTACTAGAAGGTCGCACTAAAAACGCCAGGGAATGGAGAGAACAAATAGACCCTTGGTGGTCTAATCGTTTGAACATGCCCCAATTAACGCCCAGACTTGTACTACAGTTGTGGGGCACAGAAGTTTGTCGAAAAGGATTTCATGATGATATCTGGATTGCCAGCGTTGAAAACAAAATACGACTGGCCAAAGATAACATTGTCATCAGTGATTGTCGATTTCCCAATGAAATTCAAAGTATTCGTAATGCAGGCGGCCGCGTAATACGTATTTCCCGCGGCCCAGATCCAGACTGGTTTAATCTAGCACGTATTGCACCAAATGAAATGCAAAAAATATATCCAACAATTCATGCAAGCGAATACAGTTGGGCATCCACTAATTTCGATCTAATTGTAGACAATAACGGGTCAATTGAAGATTTATACGATCAACTTAAAAATCTGGTGTAAGGGGACTTTCCTTCCAAGGCAACCTGCTGGCTGCCACTTCTACCCTACAATTTAAACACAATGTTCTTAGATTTGGTGTAGAAGTATTTTTAAGATTGCCGTCTATGTGAAAAACTGTCATTTGTTTTTCTGGGTACTTACCTCGATACCCACATTTTTCGCACACAGATTTTTTTCGATACCCTGACTTAAACCAATTTGGGGGTATCGGCTTCAACTTTTTGCCTTTACGAATACAACTATCGCATAGTTTCCTATAATGATGTTGTCCTTCTTTTATATAATTTATTGCGGCTGGATTAGAATTACAGACTACACATAAAGGTCTTTGCATCATATATTTATGAAACCTTTGCAAAGGGCAACCAAACAGCCCATATTTTATTTCTTTCGATAAATATCTTTACAGAATAATGAGGAAATGAAACATGGCATTAGTTTCACCAGGCGTACAAGTTACAGTTACAGATCAAAGCAATTATGCACCAACTGCATTAGGATCGGTAGCTTACCTTCTTGTGGCAACCGCCCAAAATAAAGTTGCCCCAGGTGGTACCGCATTAGCTGCTGGTACCTTACAAGAAAATGCAGGCAAGATTTATACTATAACTAGTCAAAGAGATCTAGTAACCACATTTGGTACACCCATTTTTAAAACAACATCTGGTGGTGCACCTATAAATGGGGACGAACAAAACGAATATGGCCTGCTGGCAGCATACAGTGCATTAGGGGTCAGCAATGTAATTTATGTACAAAGAGCTAACGTTGATTTAGGTGCGTTGGGCGGAACAACTTCTAGACCATTGGCAAATCCAAGTAACGGTAACTTATGGCTAGATGTTTCCAGTAGTGACTGGGGCGTATACGAATGGGTTTCTAGTACTCAATCGTTCTCTAAAAAATCAACTTCGGTGATTACAAATACAACATATTTGCAAGGAGATAACTTTACTCCAACAGCAAACATTGGACAAATTGGTGATTACACAGTTAACGCATATGATGTAAATAATCCAGTTTTTTACAAAAGATTTGATAATACATGGCAGCTAGTGGGTAGTAAAGGTTGGCAAGCAGCTATACCAGCAGTTACAGGAACTGCAACTAATCCAGTAATTGCAAACACCAGTATCATTAGTATTAATAGTACTAACGTAACATTGACTGGTTCTTCTAACGTTTCTACGGTTAACTCTGCAATTAACTCTGCAAGTATAACAGGAATTCAATCTCGTGTTTTAAACGGACAACTTGTTATCAGTGCTACAGCAGACGCCACCAATTCTGCATGTAACATTGTAAATGCAAGTGGAACAGCGTTGACCACATTGGGTATCACTGCTGGAATTTATCCAGCTGCTGTAACAGCTATAGCACCTTATAATCAAATTCCGGAATGGCAAGGAAATGCATTCGTTGGAAAACCATCTGGATCTGTTTGGCAAAAAGCCAGTACATTAGGCAGTGGAATGAATATGTCTGTTAAGGAATATAACAGTACAACAGGCGTATGGACAGCAAGAACTGTAAACAATTATGCAAATGTGTTCACCGCAACTTACGGATTAGATCCTACAGGTGGTGGTTTAAATATTGCTCAAGGTACAGTTTTTAGTCAATATAATGCATTTGGAAATCTAACTTGCACAAACTATCTATGGCAACGTGTTAGCACAGGTTCTACAGTTGTTGTAGCTAATACTAATTCGGTGGTTGCACCAGGCGTTGGTAGTAGCTTTACATTGCAAACAAGAGCTAATGCAACACTAGGAACGGTCACTTCATACAATGTAACAGTTACTACAGGTACTGTAGTTGGATTTGTACAGGCTGTACTTGCTGCTGCTATTCCTAACGTAACAGCAGACCAAGATGATTCGGGTGCAGTAAGATTAACACATACCCAAGGTGGTGATATGGTGTTTGTTGATGGGGCAGGAACTCCGTTGGCGAATGTAGGTATTAATTCTACAGCAACAAGAGTTTATCCAACTCCACAAGTGGGTGACACCGCATTAGTTGGAACAAATTGGAAACCATTGGAAGATGTAACTTATACAGCCAGTGCTACTCAACCTTATGTGGCACCAGCTAATAATTCATTATGGTATTACAATACTCCAACCAGAGCAGATATTATGGTAAGCAACGGGTCTGCTTGGGTAGGATACAGAACATTAAGTTCAGACATTCGCGGGTATAATCTAACTCAAACAAACTCAACAGGGCCTATACTTTCTACAGAGGCTCCAACTAGGCAAGATGACAACACAGCGTTAGTATACGGTGATTTGTGGTTAGACACAGGTGATTTAGAAAACTATCCAAAAATTTATAGATGGCAAAATGTAACCGGCGTTGATCAATGGGTATTATTAGATAATACAGATTCAGTTAGTCAAAACGGAATTATTTTTGCAGATGCTCGTTGGGCGACAAGTGGGACTACAAGTCCATCATTGGATGCTATTCCAACTATCACAGCGTTATCTATCAGCAACTACGTTGATTTAGATGCACCGGATGCTACATTATATCCACGTGGCATGCTGATATTCAATACAAGGGCCAGCGGGTACAATGTAAAAGAATATAGGGTAAATTATTTTAACAGTGCTTCATATCCTAACCAATCATTGCCTACGCAAAAAGATGCATGGGTAACAATAAGTGGATTCGATGCTCAAGGAGTTCCAAACTTTGGTAGAAAAGCTCCTCGTGGTGTAGTGGTTGCAGCCTTAAAATCTGCAATTGATAGCAGCACAGCACTGAGAGAAGATGCTAATAACTTCAATTTAATTTCATGTCCGGGTTATCCAGAATTAATTCAAAATATGACTGCATTGAACGAAGATCGTGATAATACAGCATTCATAATTGGGGACACTCCGTTGCGTTTACAAGGCACAGGAACATCAATTCAAGCTTGGGCACAAAATTCCGAAGGAGTAACAACAACCAGTGAAGGTGGTTTAGTTACTATAAATCCTTATGTTGGAATATACTACCCTCAAGGACAAACCAACGATTTAAGTGGTAATCCAGTGGTAGTGCCGGCAAGTCATGCTGTTATAAGAGCAATTATTAAGAGTGATAACATCAGTTATCCTTGGTTAGCACCAGCTGGAACACGTAGGGGTTTAATTGATAACCTTAATGCTATAGGATACATTGATAGTGCAAGTGGTCAATTTATTAATATAGGTGTAACTCAAGGTCTAAGAGATGTACTCTACACTAATAAAATTAATCCACTTACTTTCCTTCCAGGAAATGGATTGTTGATTTATGGACAAAAGACACTGAGTTCTACTCCTAGCGCACTGGACAGAATTAATGTTGCCCGTCTGGTTAACTATCTAAGACAGACTTTAAATACTATTAGTAGACCGTTTGTGTTTGAACCAAATGATCCTATTACAAGAAATGCAATTCTTGCAGTAGTAAACAGTTTACTAAACGATTTAGTAGCAAAACGAGGTGTGACAGACTACTTAGTAGTGTGTGACACAACAAACAACACGCCTGAGCGTATTGCCAGAAATGAGTTGTATGTAGATGTAGCAGTTCAACCAACTAAAGATGTTGAATTTATTTACATTCCTATCAGACTTAAGAATCCTGGCGAAATACAGGATGGTAATTTAGCAAGTGCATCAGCAGTAGGAACAGGAGCATAATATGGCAGTTTCATCGTTAACAAGATTCACAGTCCCATTGGGTGGTAACCAAAGTGCTACCAACCAAGGCTTATTAATGCCAAAACTTAAATTTAGATTTAGAGCTACATTTGATAATTTTGGTGTGAGTAATCCTAAGACAGAATTAACAAAACAAATTATGACGTTTGCTCGTCCGCAAGTAACATTTGATCCAATCGAAGTTCCTGTGTACAACAGCCGAGTTTATTTGGCTGGTCGCCCAACTTGGAATGCAGTTGCAGTATCATTGCGTGATGATGCAGGCGGTAACGTTTCTAGACTAGTAGGAGAACAGTTACAGAAGCAATTCGACTTCATGGAACAGGCAAGTGCAAGTTCTGGAATTGATTACAAGTTCATGACTACATTAGAGATGTTAGATGGTGCAAACGGTACAGTTGAGCCAGTAGTACTAGAAACATGGCAGCTATACGGATGTTTCTTAACAGATGTAAATTATAATGACGTCGACTATGGTAGCAATGACATGGTTACTATAACTATGAGTATACGTTACGATAATGCTATACAAACAACAGGCGGCGGAGTAGGCGCTCCTGGTATAACACAGTTTAACACTGCTGCTATCACAGGATAAAAAGGAATACTTTACACACAAAGCTCGCTTCGGCGAGCTTTTTTATTGAATAAATATTAGTATGGCCTCATTATATAACGCTGATTTAAAACCTTTAGCTAAAGGGACGTTCACACATCCGTATGATCATGCAACTAAATTGTTTGTTACAGATACATATAGATTAGCACCCAAGCAAAGTTTTTTATATTATGTTGTAATTAATATAGATCCAAGCCAAACTCAGTTGGGTAGTGGATTTCTTGGGGGAGTTTTAAGTTTTGCCGATAGATTCCAAAATTTAGAAACTGGGATGTTAGTTAAAAGAGTTGAATTACCAAAATTTAGCATAGGTACTAAGACTCTGAATGCATATAATAGAAAAAATATTGTACAAACTAATATTCAATATGAACCAGTTAATTTTACTTTTCATGACGATGCAGCAGATGTAATTACAAATTTTTGGAATGATTATTATACGTATTACTATAGAGATAGTGATTATGGTGTAAATGATTACTCCCGACCAGAGAAGTATGCGCCAAGAAACAAAATTGGTTGGGGTTATAGCCCAAGAAATAGTTCGTTACCGAATTTTATAAAAAATATCAGAATTTTTAGTTTACACAATAAACGATTTACTGAGTACCTTTTAGTCAATCCTATCATAACAGGTTGGCAACACGGTGAACATGATTCTTCAAATGATAGAAGTTTAATGGAAAACAAAATGACGGTGACATATGAAACAGTCAAATATTTTACAGGGTTTGTAAACCCAGTTAGCGTAGACGGTTTTTCGTTATTGCATTATGATAATGCTAGTAGCCCAATTAGCACCAGTGTAACTAATATCTACACGGATGCAGGATTTTTAGGTGTATTAGATTCAGTTCCCAAAGATCTTAGAAAACCAGATGGATCAAATGGTGCTGGCGGTCCGTTGTCTAGTCTATTGTCTATGTTTAGATTATATAATAATTTAAAAAATGTAAATCTTAAAACAGTGGTTGGAACAACTTTGGGCTCAGCGGGTGTTGGTATTCTTAACAGTGCAGTTAATCAAGGATTGAATTATGTATTTCCTACATTAGGTGGCGGCCCAGCCGGTATTAACGGGTCAGGAGTTGTGTCTGGCGGAGCAATAGGAAATTATCCTTATGCTAGCACTGTGCCTAATTTTGGCGCAACTATAGCAGGCAGTGCTGTTGGTGCAGTAACAGGAGCTGCTGTTAATGCAGTAAATGGCGGAATAAACTATGTAAGTTCTCAAATAAATCGAGGAATCGATAACGCAGTAAGTGGCATATTCCCCCCAACTGTCGGCAGCACTGCGGTAACAGACGTGGTAGACAATACAGGTCGAGTGATTGTAAATTCTTCTTCATTGCAGCCAATTACCGGAACTTCTACTGCTGTTTATTATGATAGTCAAGGTAATCCAATATCCAGGATACAGGTATCTGGTACACAGTCAGGCAGCTATAATCCCAGCAACTTAAGTGAAAATTTATTGTATGCACAAACAGTCACAGATCCATCAGGTCAAGAAATTATTGTTAATCAATACCGCGACGGAACACAAGTCAGATATGATTCAGTAACAGGTAACACTTTACAAGTTATTCCAGGTTCAAACAGTAATAACGTCATAGGATTACCAAATCAAAATATTAATACAAATCCAATTGACTCGCGAACTCTAGCAGCACAGGGAGTTGTATCACCGGCAAACAGTGTTCAATATAGAACAGATCCTGGAACTGGGTTAATATACACTGTGGGAAATAGCACAACTGCACTATTTACTAATACTCTTGCAGGGGCAACTGGCGCTGGTGTAGGATTATATGCAGGTCAGAGCTTAAATAATGCATTGAATAAAACCGGACTAGGAAATTCTGTTATTGGTCGGGTTGTGTCTGGCGCAGTGGCTACCGCAACAGGGGCAGCCGTGGGTCGTGCGGTTAATAACGGATTACAAGTTGTAATTAATAAAGCAACAGGCGCAATAACACAAGGATTTGACCCCGCATCAGGACAAATTAGAAACGTTGCAAGTACATGGACCGGATCAGGCGGATACAATGCAACTAAACCATTGGATAATACTGTATCTAAACAAATATTTGATGACGGGTCTTCATTGTTTGTATATAAAGATGGAACAGTTCGTGCTATCAGTTCGGACGGTAAAGAAACATTGACACCAGGATCAAATGATTCTGGTTTACTAAGTTTCTTCAACAAGCCGCCAGGACAAAATATAGACTCGGCTGCTGTGGAGGCACCGTATGGTGGTATATGGACAGATGGTAGCGGAAATCCAATATATACTGGATCTGGAGAATATGTGTATTATGGAGATCCATCGCTTCAACCTACAGCACTCACAGAAGAACAATGGAATTCAATGAATCAATCTGCTATTGATAATATAAACAATATAGTTGCACAAGACGTGGCAAATGGTGTCGATTTAAGCGGCCCCAGTGATTCAGATATTTTGGAATATCAAAAAAGTTTAGGTGATTTCTTTGGATAATAACAGTATGGATCAATTAAGTCAATTACAAGTGTCGGGCCCGACAAATCTTAATAGTTCGGGATTGACTAAAACTACAAAATATTTTAACAATTATTTTGACCCTTCTTTGGAATTAAATCAAAATATCAATGATGCTATATTGAGTTATTTTCAACAACAGACTGATAATATTGAAAGTGCAAAAATACTTGTGCAAGCAGTAATTGAAACTGCACAGGCACAGAGAGAAGATCCGTTAACAGTTCTTAGTTCTTTTCAAAGCATGTCCTCATCGGACTTATCGGCGGCACTGGCTTTATATCTAAATATTTCTAGAGTCAACACAAGCTATCTTGGAATAAAGCAGCAACCAACAACAAATTCTTATGTAACTAGATCTATTGTGTCATGAGCAAGTATAGTCAGGGAAAATACACAGTACAAAATCCTGCCAAATATGTCGG